GTAGGCAATTAAATCAATAAGTGCAACATATTCTGAACTCTCTACAAAGTCATTGAAATCATCTGGATAATTCTCACGTAGATAAGATACCATTGTTCTACGTAAAGTTTCAAAATCGTAAGATTTGAAATCTGCCTGTTGAAACGCTTGATAAATCTTACGCCAATCTTCGGCTACTAATAATCTGTTCTGTCTATCTGTTGTGGCCATACTGTTTGTATGGATATTTATAACTTAAATTAAGTGCGTAGTTTAAGAAAGACGCAATAGTGAATTTTCATCGAAATTGAACCGTAATTTCTCTGTAATATTCAGCGGCACATATGTAATTGTGGCTTGGATTGCTATTCCTTTGTCCGCTTCTGTCACAAGTATTTCTTGTGTTGAGATCCTTGGATCTGCGTTAAGATTATCCGTCACATCATCTATTATTGCATTTTTCAAATCTTCGGTAAATGGCTCGAATATCGCATCGTATATTATTGTGCCAAACTCCGGATTTTCAACACGTTCACCCTTACGCACACTTAACCTATTGATAAGATCCTGCTTGGCCACTTCAAAATCATAAAGTTTAAAATTCTGTTGGTTGGCACGAGAACTAAAGCCTTTAAATGTAACTGATCCGCTACCAGGTGCACCTGATCCCGATCCCGATCCTCCTGATCCTCCTCCACTTCCGTATGCCATTAGTTTAATCTCCTAAATTCAACATCTACTTTACTGTAATCAACAGCATAATATCCATAGTCGGTCATGTGCCTTGCCCATGGAACTTCCTGTGCCATTACACCAATGTATCTGCCTGGTATTTGATAGTATTTAAACGAATATATGTTAACTCCACTCGGTGACTTGCCAATTAATCTTATATCTTCTTTGAGTCTTCTGTCACTAAATTTGAAACCACTGAAGAAAGTTTTTACAGCACCACCGATTGCTCCTATTTTGGTTCCTAAGTTGGCTCCAACATTCTGTAGGAAACTTTGTCCTGCTATGCCTGCCTCCCTTGCGTTAAACAAACCTGTTTTTGATGCCAGGCTCTTGACTTGGTTCATCCCAACTATTTTGCCTCCAACCACACTAGAATATGTTTTCGTGATGCTATTGATCGCTCCAATTGTTGGTGTGACATCGGTAGAAAGATTTCCTTTCAGTCCTTTGACAACATTTAAACTATCGTTTACTATGCTTATATTTTCCGTTATTCCGGAAATAGTGTTTCCTCCTAATGAAAATAATTCGCCTGTAGAGTTCACAAACACGTTGTCTTTGAAAAGTTTTGTGCTGGTACCTTTAAAGTTCTCCAATACCTGCGTTGTCAATTTGCCAGTGACCGTTGTGGCGTCGGTGACAAATTGAGATCCCTTTATTTTTTCTGAAATACTATCTTTTAGATCAAAAGGTAAATTTGCTTTTTTGGAGATTCCATAAATGTCATTGTAAGTAGTTCCAAAATCGGTCAATAATTTTTTGGCTTTTTTAGCATCTGTGCTATTTCCCATTTTCTGTTTTACGTATTCCAATGCGTCCGCCTGGTACTGTGCATCTCTGATCGAACTATTCTCACTTATTCTGTTCTGTTGGTTCAGGAATTCCGGAGTGCCTGGTTGGTTTGCCAATTTGCTCCATTGCTTTTTGTCGTCCGATGCAATAGGTATAATGCCATCATTTGTAATTACGCTGGCCCTAAACATTGGTTCATGTGTTACAAATCTATGAACGGTAGTTTTTGTTTTCCTCGAAAACTGCTCTAAAGGTTTGATACCTTTCTGTGTCAGTTCTACATCGCCTTCTTCTCGTAGTTGCATACCGACCTTTTCCTGCGTAAGCCAACCTGGTCCCCACTGTGAACTTGCGCCAACCGAGTTGAAATGCACCTGTGCACCTGCAAGGTGAATCTGTCCTCCTGCTCCATGAAGTTGAGTGCCGTTGGTGAACGAACTTAATCCGTCCCTTGCAAAGTCTCTTATAGTGCCTGACTGAGAACTATTGAATATTCCTTTTTCTCCTAAATTTAATAATGCGTCCGCAGAATGAATCATTTCGTTGGCGGCACTAAATCTCACTTGTCCATTGGCGTGCATGTTTATGTTTGCGTCAGAGTGTAAATTGAAATCTCCTTCCGTCCTTAAATTGATTCCCCCTATCCCAGAGTAGACGTCTATCCTTCCGTTGGATTGCATTTCTATGTATGCATCTCCCGAACCATTTGCTATATAGACCACACCTTCTGTGTCATGCATCAATAATTGGTGTCCTGACGCAGTTCTTAGTCTGGTCAACTGATTTGTTCCGTCGATCGCACCATCATCCATAACAAAAGTTTGTCCTGTGCCTCTGGAAACAAAATCTTGTGCAGTAGCATTTTTCGGGCCTACTTTTTTCTTCTGTGATCCTTTATCTTTCCTGCCTGGTGTGCTGATACCAAACACTTGGCTTGGAGTTTCACGTCTAGCCGATGAAGAAGTTGTGCCTCTTACGGGATCTGCTATCAACCCTTGCTTCAATAAGACATCCGCAAATGGGTGTATTGGCTTTGGTGTTGACTCATAATTGTTGTTAGTAAGTGCGCCGGGTGTGTTCCTATTCAACTCTCCCGCAGGAACGTTGTCCGTGCCGTAAGTTTTTTGCTTATCTAAACTTGGTTCGGCGGTACTGGGTGGACCTGATTTTTGTCCTGTTACAGTGTCCCATGTATTTGAACTTGAGGCAATACCAGGTACCATGTGATTTGTGAAAGGATCTTGTACGCAACCTATCCAATAGGCCTGTTCCATTTTACCTTCAGCAAATATCACAAGGACTTTTGTTTCGAGATCCGGTGGCACTGCCCAAAAACCATAAGCGTGTTGACTGTCTTCGTATTCCCTGCTGGCACCATTTGTGAATTGTCCACCTTTAGCACCATAAAAAGGTGCGAGATAATCACAAGTGATTAACTGATCTTCGCTAGGATCTGAAGTCTTTGCAAGAGTAGGTATGAATACTTTTAGCCTACCCATCCTTGCAGGATCTTTGTTGCCTTTGACTATGCCGAGATACGGCCCTGGATTCTGTCCTGTCCATGACTTATCACCTCCCGGTGCTTTGGGTGTCGAGGCATCACCTTTTAAATAATTTTCAAGCATTAACTAAAAATTCCTTTCAAGAGATCTTTAAATTTCCTTCCAATGTTAATTACGTCTGTGTACACACCGTTGGCCTGATTTACGATTTCATTTATTTCACTGAATGTTTTTATCTCGCTAGGTTCACCTCTCCTGTTAAGCACAAACGCTTTAGGCACAGGATTGGATATTGTTACCCCTTGGTTATTAAATCTTGTCAAATGTAACACATTTGTGTATTTGCCATCAACAAAGTTGTGCTCGACTTGAACAACTCTGAACAAACCAGAGAAAGTGGCTGACTGATCACTCTGTAGTTCGTATACGCCGGTGTTATTGTTAAGATCTGTTGGCATCCTGAAGTTCAATAGAATAATAGGTTCTGCTAGATCTGAATTATAACATCTCAACTTTTCGTTCCATATTTTGTCAAAACCGCCACGGAAATAATCTACTGTTGTGTCTCTGTGTACACCGTCTCCAAACAGTTCCGGGTTTGCTGGTATGAATTGTGATTGTCCCAACCATGCAGGATCTCCCAGTATTTCCATCCTGATGTTGACCATGTCTGCCAAAGGATGGGTGAGTGTATCTAGGAATGCATCTAGTTCTGTGGGTGTGCCTCCAGTAAGTCCGGTTCCTTCTGATTTTGAAGTAGTAACTTCTTGTCTATGAATAAAAGGCGGATCGAGGAAATGATCCTGTGAAGTTGTACTCTGTGCAGATGTTGTGCCTAGGTTTTCAACTTTGTTTTTCCTCACATTGTCTGCTTGAAAATCCTTCAATCTGCCTTGGAAGTATGCCGCACGGTATTGTATATTCAAATCCAGGACATCAAGGTTCTCACCTGTGAAGATATAGTTGTATGTTTTGTAAACAAACGCCTTATAATTTTGCCCCGTACTGACACCGGGAATGGCTAAAGAGTAAGCATGTACCTTATAAGGTTCTACTGTGAATGTAATTTCCTTGGCATTTGTTGCCCGTATCTTATCAAATTTATCTGGTAGTAGTTTAACATTAGATCTAATTCTGAAATAGTTGAAATAAAAACTTTCCGGATCAGCACCGCCTGTATTTTTATCTCCTAACACGTTTGCCGCTTTTTGTTTGAATTCCTTAAATTTTTGTTCTCTGTAATCGGGATGGCCTTTCATAAGTTCCTCGAGCACTTTTATAATACTGGCACTACTATTAAGTTTCATCACATCCGGTGGCACTGCTATTTCATTGGCAACGTAAAAACCTGCATCTGCTCCTGTGGCACCTTCCTGTGTTGCCATACCTATTGTTTCAACTGTGCTCAAAGTCAAAGGCTTTTCTGGTTTGAGATCTTCGTGTACGCTAATAATATATTTGTCAGCAATCTCACAAAGTCCTTGTGCTTTTTCATCTTCGGTCTGTTTGTTACAAAGGTCTTCCAAGGTTGTTATTGCGGATTTTAGAGATCTTTGGGGTGGATTTAAAGTTCCGCCAGTCCTCAAGTAATTGTATCTGTTTAAGAATGCCATTTCTGTCTGTGGAATGGCTCTAATGTTATACACAGTTCCTGCCGCAGTAACGTCCATGTCCATCTGCGTAAATTTTATTGGAATTTTTCTTGTTAAGTAAGTTTTGGTGTTTGCATCTGCCTTCTGGCCCAGTTCGTCATATCCTTGAAATTCAACAGTAAGCAAATAAGTGGCATCCAAATGATCTAGGAAGTTGTTGTTTATAGCCGCGGCTCTGATACGTTCCAGCAAAGTAATTCCTGCTGGTTCAATTACCTCCATTGCTATTTCAGTCACAGATGTCAATCTCCGCTTTGCATTCAAGCCGGGTAACGTGTTCATTGTAACGCTTCTAAAATAGAGGTCTCTATTACGTCTCAAAACTTCTTGGCTTTTTTCTATTGCGCCTTGCAGTCTTTCGTTGCTTTCAACTATTTTCCTATCTTTAGGCCCTAGTCTTGATTCGCTGGCGTTTTCCGTTGGCCCAATACCTGCACTTTTGATTATGATGTCATGGGGTTTTGAATTTAAAAGTTCTTTAGTCGACGACAAATCATTCTCACTGAGGCCACTCAAAGTAAACAATGCATTGTATGATGCAAAGTCATGTAAGGCGTTTTGATCTGATAGGTTGAAAACCTTTTCTCTTTCTTTTTTTACAGTCTTTTTGAATTTTCCATTAGGACCATCTTGGCTGTACGAACTGGCATTTCTATTCTGATAGGATGTAAACGCCATTTTATATTCCTAGATCACGTAGTAGGTTTTCTTTCTTGGGCAACTGAATTGTTGTTCCTGGTTTGAAATCGTATATTGGATCCTCTAATTGATCTGGATTACGTTGAGCAAATACCCAAAAAAGTCTCGGTGATCCATATAGGTCGTATGCAAGTAAGTCAGGCCTAAAAGCATATGTTCTTTCTATAGTGTAACTTTGATCGTCTTGCTCCGCAGTTATTGTTCTGGGATTTAAAATATCTAAATAGTCTCCAACTTCCGCTGTTTCAAAATAAGGTGATGTGTTAGAATACTTTGCCATTAGATGAATCCTATTTCGTTAGTCCCTTTTCCGTTTAGTTCTCCATTCACAAATTTTTTCATTGAAAAATTCTTGACACTATCTCTAGAGTAGATAGGAGTGACTAGAACAGAAATGTTCGAAAGCGTTGGTGCCCATGATTGAGACTCACCTGTACCGTTTAGGTAAAAACCAGCGTCTGGTCCTGTAAGTTGTCTATATGGACTTGCTTCTTGTTTTGTTGATATGTAGTCAATGCCTGGTCTAAGTTCAACGTTGAAAGTATTGATTACAACCGGAACCTTGTTAAACATATTATCACCATAACCATATAAATGCATGATAGGTGGCGGATTTCCTTTTAGTCCTGAACTGCCTTCCTCTGTTCCAAAAAACATTTTTGTAGCAGTCCTTAAAAAGTTTACCGTTGCAACCCAATGTTTGGCATCCTCATAATTTTGAACAGGAAATTCACCAATGATGTTTATTTGATCTACTTGTGAGTTTTGATATGCCTGGTGTGGAAAATTACTGTGAACCATGTCCATTGCATTATAGTTTGCCGAATGCTGTATTACCATTGCCGGAGTCAATGGCCAAAAAATACCGTTTGAATCTGACAAAGGTTTCATTAATGGATTATTTTCAAAATCAAAAAACTGCCTTAATGGGCCATTAGGCACTTGTAGTCGTACCCGCCAGTCAGTCTTGTCACTACGTGAACTCCATTTTGCTCGTGATTGCACAATCCTGGAATCTGTGCTGATTCCTGCGCCTGTCAATCTTGCCAGTGTCTTGTTAATGGCTCCTCCCGCCACTTTTTTTACCGCTTGTCCTATTGCTCTGAATACCATGTTTAGGTTGCTTTTCCTTCTAAAATTTCGTATACTTTAACTATATTTATAGGCACAATTCTAGGCGCACTTAATAACCCATACGGCACGATTACAACAGACCTGTTTGTGGTCACTTTTACAACACATTATTGGAGAAATATGAAAAGAGTAAAATACCTGAATAACAGAGATCTGTTGGCACAGATACACGCCAGCAAAAACACCTACTGCTCCTACGTGAGCCAGGAGGACTCGCAGTACGATATAATTGTGCCAAACCTTAAAAAAATAAATGTGAGAACAATCGCAGAGGCCAAAAAAAACAAAGCCAAACGATTGACACAAGAAGCATGGGAGGCCGCCAAAGCCGCTGGCATGAAAAAGATCAAACTTGCAGATTACACAATATCGCCAAGGAAGATAGACAAGACTGATCTAGTTTTCCGTGTGATGATGTTCGACCACATACCCATGGACGACACACGTAAGAAGAATCCAAAGCAAACAGCAGACCATCATTCAAAAGTAAACTTTCCACCGTTTCAGCATTTCAGGTTAGACAAAAAAGCAAAGCCAAAATGCGTGGGCAAAAGCCATTGGGTTGGAGGAATGGACAACGGTTATTTTTCTGCCGACCATGGCAAAATGACAAATCAACTTGCACTGATGTACATGAAGTTGTGTGAGAGATATGGCACGAGAGCAAACTGGAGAGGATACACATACAATGACGAGATGCAGTCACAAGCGTTGATGCAGTTGAGTCAGATAGGTTTGCAATTCGACGAGTCAAAATCGGATAATCCATTTGCATACTACACTGCCGCAATAACAAATAGTTTCACAAGGATATTGAATATTGAGAAGAAGAATCAGGCGATAAGGGATGACCTTTTAGAGTTCAACGGCATGATGCCAAGTTTCACAAGGCAAAACGAAAATGAAACTGCAGGACCGTCCTATCAAAAAAGAATGAAGACTGCACACGGTGAGGCTAAAATTGTTAACAAGACAGGCATAGCCAAGTTAAATAGAAAGTTGAAAAAAACAGGAAAATTACAGTCTGACGATTTCCAAGAGGTCAACTACAAAAAAGTAGATATGACCAATCACAAACCAATAGTAAAAAAGAAATGGTAGCCAATGGCATTTTTTAAAAAGGTAGCGTGTTTTACAGATATACATTTCGGAATGAAAGGCAACAGTCGTGTACATAATGACGACTGTGAGGCATTCATCTATTGGTTTATAGAACAGGCCAAAGCACATGGTTGCGAAACATGTATATTCTTAGGTGATTGGCATCACCACAGGGCCAGCACAAATGTTTCAACAATGAACTACACAGTGTCAAACA